AACCTCCAACTTTGATTTTTACGAAAGATCAGCACATCCAATTCACTCAGAATACCTAGAAGGCGGAGATTTCTTTTTACGCAACAGCGACTTCAATCTTGTTATAGATAACATATATGGACTTGCCCCGAATATAGTTGCATCGTTAAATCTATCTGAAGCGTCCGATCCTACGTCTAGTGTAGTTTTTAGCAATAACTCTGCAAGCCTTACAGGATTTTCTAGCCTATTGTTTAAGGACTTTGGAAAAATTGTAGATCAAAGCGATACTATTCTTATTAGCGCACAAATCACTGCGGGCACAGCAAGTTCAGACTATATCTTTGCGTTTAATGATAACGATACAAACAACATTATTTATTCAACAATTAGAAACAATGGATTCTATGTTTATCAATATGACACAGCCAATGCATCTGCGGCTCAACTTTTATATGCATCTACAACAATAAGTTCTGGATCAACATATAACTTTGCATTTTCTACCTATAATGGAGAGTACTATCTTTATGGAAATGGAAGTACTGCTAGTACAACTGGAAATATTATTAATGTTATTTCTGATGGCTATCTTGAAATTGCAAATGCCTTGAGTCTATCTCAGGCTAATTCTTCTTTATCTATTAAAAATTTAGGTATATCAAATGTTGCATATAACAATTTTTCCGCGTTTGATTTTACTCAAAATGTTATGTATATGGCTAGATTAAAAAACAATTTAAGTGTTTCTCAAATTGCTACATGGACAAAAAATATTCCTATTTCTAGTTATGGTACAGAAATTATGGGAAGTAAAATTACATGGGACGGTATGGATAACTGCCTTGTAGAAGTTTCTGCTAATAGTGGATCAACATGGTCAACAGTCACAAGGGGTTCCTCCCTGTCCAATATATTATATAAAACGGTTAACTCTGATGTTCTTGTTAGAGTGACCGCACCATTCGACTATCAAATAGAAAGTGCTTATCAATCATTTCACGACTTAAACGTAATGATTTATCACGACACCGCATTGTTTAGCGATGATATGAAGTATTCTATTTATGCAGGATTTGAAGACACAACTAAAAGTTCTTATAGCATTCAAAGAAATAGTCAAAACATTATTTTAAGAAAGAACCACTTTGGCATTAAGTTTGATAAAGTTTCAGGAAGTGTGAATGGATACGCTATTATTTCTCCCACAGTATCAACTTTTTCTACCTATGCTACAGATTTTTGGGTAAGGTTTGATAGTCTTTCCAGCCCAAATTATTTATTAAGTTCTGATTCATCTGCAAGTACTACCCCCACCCTATACGCATCAGCATCAAAATTAATAAATAGTAGCGGATCAGTGTATGTTAATGGTGTATACCGTGCCTCCAATACATTTACTTTATCTAGCGGCGAGTTTTATCATGTTTTCTACAACTTTGGAGTTCCTTTCACGGGCAGCGTGATGTATATAAATGGTGCTTCAGGAGTTGCTCATAGCAATGCTACCTATGGATATCTAAATATATGGGATTATTCTGTTGATGCAAGTACTGCTTCTGTAAGATATAAGGCGTTTGTTGGAAATAATATTACATCAATCACAGATTCAGTTACCTCAAGTGCAACATGGCAGCCAAACTGGGCTTCTGCGTCCGTAAATAGCGCCTCAGGTTACAAAATTGGTTAATTCCTGACCAAAATTGGGCTTTATATACAAAAAATGGTAATATTTTATTATGCGTGTAAAGGTTGTTGAAGAAGTTTCTTACGGACTGTACCTCTGGCAAATGCCAGACGGAGGTCTTGTTTGCGATGATGAAGGTAATTATCTTAATGTTGCCGCTATTAAGGGTGATATTAAAAGAATTAACGATATCAAAAAAGTTGCCAAGCATCATGGATTAGAGGCTGGCAAGCCAGTATGGTTTTCAGGATACCGACAGGTTTCTACAGAAGAATACGAAATGCAAAAACAACGCCTTGAATGGGGACTCGTTCCAGATGAACTTGATGTCCCAGCAATCAAGGAAGACTTAGAGAATCAAAGGAAGATGGGCCTTGTCTAATTTAATTCCAGTAAACGACGCATTTGATGACGATGATGATCTAGTTCAGATTAGCGTCGGCGGAGGGTACAACAGAGAACCTTCTTCCGCATTTGAAGACCCTTTTGCAAAATCTTGGGATGATCTTAGCAAATTAGATGGAATTAGTCCTAACTTTAAGCGTAAAACAGCAAGGATAGCAAAAGCATATACGGGACTTGATGGAGCAAAGTCAAAGAAACTTGATCCACTAGACCTTACTGGTTATTCTCTTTTTCAGATCGTTCAGCCACCCTACAATTTAATGTACCTTGCCCAACTTTATGATATTTCTCCATTTCATCATGCGGCAGTAAATGCAAAGGCTGCTAACGTTGTGGGACTTGGTTATCATTTTGAAGAAACTCAAAAAACTTTAGACCGTATTGAAGATGTAATTGTTGACGAAAAGAAATTAGATAAATTTCGTCGCAAAATTATGAAAGCAAAAACTGATCTTACTGATTATCTAGAATCTATGAACTCAGACGATTCTTTCCTTCGTATTATGCGTAAAATTTATATCGACCTTGAAACCACTGGAAACGCTTATTTAGAAATTGGTCGGACTAATAGCGGTCGTATTGGATACGTTGGACATATTCCTACAATTACTATGAGAATCCGCCGTCACCGCGATGGTTTTGTTCAAGTTGTATATAACCGTTATACATATTTCCGCAATTTTGGAGATACAACCACCCTTGATCAAATTGGAACTGATCCTCAACCTAACGAGGTTATTCATTTTAAGAAATACACTCCCACAAATACTTACTATGGACTTCCAGACATTCTTTCCGCAAAGAACGCAGTTGCAGGTGATGAGTTTGCTACTAGATTTAACCTTGACTATTTTGAAAATAAGGCTGTGCCTCGTTACATTATTACAGTAAAGGGAGCAAAGTTATCTGCCGATTCTGAGCGCAAACTTCTTGAATTCTTCCAGACTGGTTTGCGTGGACGTAATCATCGTACTCTTTATATTCCTCTTCCTTCTGATGGAGAAAATTCTCGCGTAGAGTTTAAAATGGAACCAGTAGAGGCGGGTGTTCAAGATTCTTCTTTCCGCAATTATGCAATTGAAAATCGTGACCGTATTCTTATGTCTCATAATGTACCTATCTCAAAAATTGGTACGGCTCAGGGGATGTCTCTTGGAGGGGCTAAGGATGCAGATAAAACATTTAAGGAACAAGTTTGCCGTCCCGCTCAAAGAGAACTTGAACAAAAAATTAATCTTATTATTCGTGAGTTTACCGACGCATTTGTTCTTAAGTTTGATGAACTTACTCTTACAGATGAACAAACTCAAAGTAAGATTGATGAAGTATATCTACGCACACAAGTTATTATGCCAAACGAAGTTCGTGTTCGCAGAGGATTACCTCCAAGACAGGGCGGGGACTCTCCAGTTGTCCTTACCGCGCAAGCAGCAGCAGAACAAAGAACTCAGCAAAGCGGTAATCGTGAACGCGATCAACAACGAGCAACTAACGCTTCCGATTTTGAGGGCGATAGAAATGCACAGGGTGAAGGGAGAAAAAATCCATAAATTTTGTATTCCTAGAATTTATTGGTATTATAATCTCAAATGGATATATCTAAGTCAACATGGAACAATAGCGAAAAGAAAGTAAATTTATCTTTTCCAATCGCTAAAGTTAATAAAGAAAAAAGAACAGTTTCAGGGTTCGCCACCCTTGATAATATTGATCGTCATGGTGACATTGTAACTCCAGAGGCAAGCGAAAAAGCATTTGCCCGCTTCCGTGGAAATCTCCGCGAAATGCATCAACCGATTGCTGTTGGCAAGGTCATGTCATTCTCTACAAAAGAGTTTCTTGACCCAGAAACAAACAAATCTTATAAGGGCATCTATGTGGATGCCTATATTTCTAAGGGCGCTCAAGATACTTGGGAAAAAGTTCTTGACGGCACCCTTTCAGGTTTCTCTATTGGGGGAAACATTGTAGAGGCTGGCTATGAGGCTGGCGATTCTGAAGATAATAGAGTAATCAAGGATTACGAATTGATGGAGTTGAGTCTTGTAGATTCCCCCGCCAACCCACTTGCTAATATTTTTTCTATCCAAAAAAATTCAGATGGTATGTCTGTAAATGGTATGGCAGTAGATACTGAAA